TCTCCAGCACGGACGCGGTGACCTGCTCGGTGAGCTGGTCCCGGATGTCCTTCATGGTCTTGTTCTGGGTGTTCTTGTAGGCGCTCATGTAGGCGCCCAGCTTCTGACTGAACTCGCCGGAGTTGATCGCCTTGAGGGCATCCTCCGGGGAGCCCAGCGTGGTGTGTACCCAGTCCTCGAACTCGCCGGGGGTGGTGGGGTCCGCCTTCAGGTCGGTCATGCAAATGCTCCCTTCAGGGCATCGCGTAGCCCAGCGACGGCGGACGCCGTGAGGGGCAGAGGTTCCTCTATGTCATTCGGGGACGAGACCCCGCTTGTTGCACGCGCCGTGAATATACCGAGATCGAAGGCGTTGGTGACCTTGGTGTCTTCGGTTTCTTCCTCGGTGGCGCCGACCACCCGGTCCGCCAGGCCGGCGTCCACCGCCTCCTGCGCGTTGTACCAGGTGTCACCGTCGCTCATGATCTCCCGCCACTCGGCGGCACTGCCGCCCGTCTTGCGGGCGTACATCTTGGCGATGTTGTCGCTGAGCATGTCGAGCACGTCGGCCATGTCGCGCAGTTCTGACGGCGTGCCGAACACGGGGGCCGCGCCGTCATGGATCATGGTCACGGCGTTGTCCGCCACCACCACTTCGTCGCAGGCCATCAGGATGAAACTGCCCGCGCTGGCGGCCACCCCGTCGTTGAAGCCGATCTTCTTGCCCCCGGTGTATCCCGCGATGGCATTGAAGATGGCGGACCCCTCGAAGATGCTGCCGCCGCCGGAGTTGACATGCACGTCCAAGTCGCCGGTCATGTCGGCCAGCGCCTTGACCACATCGATGGCCATGATGCCGTCCCACCCGCCGATGGCGTCGTACAGGTGCAGCTGCCCGTTCTGCCCGTTGACGGGAGCCGCCGCCCGGAAACCGGGCTCCGGCGGGTCGAACATGCCGGCCGTGGGATCCAGCTTCGCCAGGTTGACGGCGGCCAGGGCGCGGGCGCTGAACATCCGGGAGCCCACCAGTTCGGCCGCGCGCTGCATCTTCGGATCCATACTGTTGCTCGCCTTCCCGCGCTTGACCACTGTGCAGCGGCAGTTGCTGCGTCCCTCGCACTTGGCGTAGCCCTTACCGCCCGGGTAGTCCGCGTACGCCTGCTGCCGGTTGCGGTAGGTCTTGCCGTCGTTGTTCTTGCAGGGGTCGCAGGTGTTCTCGTCGATGTGCGCTTTCGCGACCCAGCGCTGTGCTGCCTGCGGATTCATGCCGCCTCCCGCTCGTCCGGAGAAGGCTCGTTGACAGATGATTTGTCAATCTGTTCATCCGGCTGCGGCTCCGGCTTGGGCTCCATCGCCAGCGGCGGCAGGTTGCACAGTTCGGCGGCGTCCGCGGGCTTCACCCCCGCGCCCACCAGGGCCACGAACTGCTGCACGCTGGCCGTCTTCTCCGCCAGGGCCTGCACCCGATCGGCCGGCACCGGGTTGGAGTGCACGAACCACACGTGCCCGAAGCTGTCCGAGTTGGGATCCCAGCCGGGGAACTGCGGCAGGAAGTCGTTGTTGAGCAGGCCACGCCACCGGTTGAGCCGGGGCAGCGTGAGGGTCTCGCCGAACCATGCCTTGGCGGCGTCTGCGGTGGCGCGGTTGATGTCGTCCACCACACCCACCGCGAACTTGGAGATGCCGAACGCCAGCAGCACGATGTCCCGGTTGAGTTCGGCGGTCTCCACGAACTGCATGTCGCGCATGCTCAGCGGCTTCACGTCCTGCCACTCACCGTCGTCCAGGAACGCGGTGCGGCCGGCGTTGGCCACGCCCTTGTGGGCGAGGTTGAACCGCTCCACCAGCTGGTCGAATTCAGCATCTTCCATGCGCCGGGACAGCCGGACGATGCCGCCCGGGCGCGCGCCGTTGCGGAAGAAGTTGGTGTTCCACTCGGCGCTCATGCTGGTGCCGGCCACCTGCTGCATGATCGTCTGCACCGGGCCGAGTCCGCGGTACGGGTCCAGCGGGGAAGGCATCCGGTTGAGCAGCACGTCCTGGCGCTTGAGCGGCACCTCGTGCCCGTCCGGGCCTACGTAGATGTAGCCCACCAGGAAGTCGCGAGGGTCGGTGACCACCACCATGCGGTCGGGGCGCGCCACCCACAGCTCAGCCGGCATGTTGCCCATCCGGGGCATCACCAGCCAGCCTTCCCCGGTGAGGTCCACGTGCTGCTGGGCGCTCTCGAAGGTCTCCGCGGTGGTGTAGAACGCATTGGGCTTGTCCAGCACCACTTGCGCGGGGTGCTTGGGGACGTGCTCCACGTTCTTGGTGCCGCAGGGTTCGCCGTCCGGCTGTTCGAACTCGCACACACTGCCCTGCTTGCGGCGGTGCAGATGCCACGTTTCAGCGGCCACGCTGGTGCTGGTGCGGTTCACGATGGCGAACAGGGCGGCGCTGGCGCCCATGGCGTCCATCTGGCCGGTGACGCCGTACTTGCGGCCCGGTCCGCCGTACCAGTTCTGCTTGCTGCCGGTATAGGGGACGGGTGCGCGGTTGACGAGAGAGCCCAGCAGGCTCCTCACCGCTGGCCGCCGGACATCTCGCGCATGCAGATGACGCTTTCCAGGCGGTGCACCGCGTCGATATCGGCGTTGACCTCGCTCGCGAGAAAAGCAGCCACGTCAGGATCGATGATCAGCCCCAGGCAGACATCATCGTTCGACGGCTCGTCGTGCCACTGGTAGTACAGATTGCGGGGATTCTTCCTGCCCTGGCGTAGCTTCACCGCTCACCGCCGGACAGCGCTTCCAGTACGAACAGGGAAACCCCCACGCCTACCCAGCCGGCCACGCTGTCCCACTGGAACAGCCCCACATCGATGGCCGCACAGGCGGAGGTTTGCATCACGGCGGAGCGGGCACGATGCCAGGACGGCAGCTTGCGGGCCAGCAACGTGACGGCGCGGACGACCAGCGATTCGCGGCGCTGGGGTGCGCGGGTGGTGCGCGCGTTCGTCCAGGCTGCGGTGATCGTCACGCGCGCATCGTACATGATCCACGCTTGAAACGGTTCAGTCCTTGCCGATCACCCAGCACACGCAACAGTCCTCATCACCAATCAGGTGACCCTCAGCGCGTAACTGCCTGATGCACTCCCATGACGGGCAGGGATGCTCATGGTTGGTCGCACCCGCGCGGGTCATGTCCACCACCGCCAGACCGTGATACCCCAACGCATCCAGCACTTCGCCGATCTCGCGCTCCTCCACGTCGCCGTCAGTGGCTAGGACGATCATGAATCTCTGTGTCCTCATGCCCTGGCAAGACGGCGCACCGCGCGCGCTTGTCCGGTCAGTCGTCCTCGGTGGCTGTCCCCGGATCGAACGTCAGCGTGACCGTGGTGGGCGCGCCGGCAATCGGCACGGTGGCGCTGTTCTGCCACTTACTCTCCTGCTGGCCGGCCCGGATGCGTGCCACCAGGGCGGGCGGCACGGGCACCAGCCACGAGGTGTTGTCCTCACCGATCAGTTCGATATCGGTCAGCTCCACCGTGAAGTCCGGCCAGCATGAGGCGAGCACAGCCGCCATGGTGTCCTGGATGAGTTGATGATCGCTGATGCATTGCACGCGCATGGGGTGGATCTTATGCCCACCGCACCCGCGTGATCCCCCGCAGGTCCTGCTCAGCCGTCACGTACCGCATGGCGTCACAGCCGTCGTCGTTCTCCTTCAGCGGCTGCTCCTTCAGGCGCCCGTCCAACCAGATGTACCCACCGATCTCCTCGGCGGTGCACGTGGGCTTACGTGCGTCCGCCTGTGCGTGGTCGCGCTCCACGCAGGCATCTTTCATGATCATGAGGCGCGGCTTGCCCGTCTCGTTCACCTTCAGCCGGCCGGCCACTGCCTGGATCCCCTCGCTCACATTCTTGTTGGCGGGGATGGTGCCCATCCCGAGGTGGCGCTCCAGCGTGGCGCGGTCCTCGGCGTCGTGGTCACACACGATGGCCCGCGGACGCGGGGTGTTCTTGGTGAGTTCCTTGATCTGGCGGGCATGGTCTTCCACCAGGCGCTTGGTGCGGTAGATCTCCCGGTACAGGTAGAGCCGACCGTCCGGATCGGCAACCCACTCCTGCCAGACGAACGGGTGGATGAAACCGAAGTCCACCGCCCACAATCGCGTCCAGTCGCGCGGGGGCTCGAAGCGTGGCACCAGGTGGGTAGCGTCCTGCCATCCCTCGTAGATCACGCCTTCGGCCGCCGCCCAGATGCCTTTGCGCAGGCGCAGGTAGCGCACCCCGGTGAGGTCGTCCAGTTTGGCCATGTACGACTCGCCCTCCGACGTCATGGTCCGGTCGGCGTGGAAGTAGCGGGGGTTGTCCTCGTGGGTGCTGGTGAGCATGTGCGTCTTGCCGGCGTCGCAGCGCTGCTTGAGCCAGTGATTGGGCTGCTGCGGATTGCAGTCGGCCAGCAGCTGCTGGAAGGAGAGCACCCCGTTGCGCAGCCGGGTGGTAAGCGCTTCCCACTCGTCCACTTCCAGCTCGGTGGCCTCCTGGACGAAGATGATGTCGTACTCGGTGGACATCACTTTCATGGGGTTGTCCATGCCGCCCAGCGCGATGGAGGACCCGTTGCTGTAGCGGTACTGGGCAGGCTCCCGGCGGTTGCCCCCGAAGAAGGTCACCGTGCCGTCCAGCAGCGCCTGCACCGCAACGTCCGATTCGTACGTCTTGATCGCCGATGCGGTGAGGGAGACGGCGGTCTTGCGGATCACCAGGGCGCGCACCTTGGGGGTGAGCAGGCACACCAGGTGGATCTTCTCCAGGGCCGCGCGGCTCTTGCCGGTGCCGGCGGCACCAACAATAAGGCACTCTCCGCCCCTGTATCTGAGCAATTCAGCAGCAGCACCACGCGGCCGAAAGTGATGCACTAGTTCAGTCGCCACTCAGGTACTCCGCCGCTCGCAACAGGCGCTTGTGATCATCATCGAACATGCCAATAGCGCGGTTGCAGTCCTCGCAAAGAAGCCCACGCACGCACTTCCCGCACGATCTCATGCGCTCCGGACAGCAAGCGTGATCATGATCGATGTGAAGAGATGCTTCACGCGGCGGACGCTGGCAGATGGCGCATCCTCCACCCTGCGCCTCCAGCATGGCTTCATACTGGTCAACGCTCACCCCGTACCTTCGAGTCAGGCGAGCATTGCGATCGCAGCGTGAGCACCAACCAGCCAGGCCATCAGTGTGTTTGGCGCACGGATAATATTCACTTTCAGGTTTCCACTTGCGACACGATCCGCACTCTTTGAGCCCTTGCTCATTCCGGATCGTGGAATTGCGACGCTCGCGCAATGGCGTCAGCGGCCGGCCGCGCTTCGTTTGGTTCAAGTGCGACTGACACAAGAGATGCGCTTTGGCGTACCTATCACACCCTGGACCTACACATCTCTTTTTTGACACGTCATGATCGTATCATATGAGTACCTCAGGCCGCGCCTACGATCAGCACTTCACCCCCGCGGTACCGCAGCAGTTCGGCTGCGGCGCCGCGGGGGCGGAAGTGGTGGACCAGTTCGGTGGCTGTTGTCACTTGACGATCATGGCCTACCCACCTGTCCTGCGCCGAGTCCACCACCTCGCGTCATCGCATCCCAGTGGTCCCGGAACGCGCGTCCGATGTACTCCGCGTACGCCGGGGGGATAGCCTCGCGCAGGTCGAAGTGGTCCGTCATCCAGTCGATGCCAAGTGCGTGGCGCATCTCCGCCACCGTGGCCTTGCCCCCGCCCTTGCCGTACCCGGCCACGTAAGGGGCGCTCGGGCCGGTGCGCACCACACCGTGCCGGTGGCCTCGCACATAGCCGGTGTGCTTGGGGTGCTTCGGCTGCGGCACGGTGAAGCCGGACAACTCAAAGCTGCGGTGCTTCTGCACCCACGGCGGTGGTAGTTCACCTTTGAACATGTCCATGCACAGAGTGAGGTCGCGCCGGATGAGCCCCTTTCGCGACGATGCCGGCTGCTCGATCACGTACGGGATACCGATACGGTCCAGCAGTTCGCGGGTCGGTGGCACCAGTTGCGGGTGGTTGTGCGCGCGGTGCTTGTTGCTGCCGATGGTGGCCGCGTTGCCCTCCTGACAGGGCGGGGAGGCGTGGATAAGGACGGGCAGCGTCTGCCAGGGCCGATACGTCGGCATGTGCCCGAGGTACTTGACGGCATCCAGCTGCATGAACTCATCCCCCGGGTAGCCGGGCTGTGGCTCGATGTCCACGCCGATCACGTGAAACCCGGCGCGCTGGTAGCCGACGGTCGCCCCGCCCATGCGGCAGAACAGGTCGAGCAGGACTGGCTTTGTCATAGCTCTACTATAGCACAGCGATAAGCAGGCCTGCCACGAACACGCCCCAGAAAATGTGCCACGCCTGATCCAGCGCCCACAGTCCCGTGGCCAGCTGCGAGTTGTCGTCGTGGCCGGCACGCGGCGCGCCGAGCGCGGCGAACCGCGCCTTGCCGGGGATCAGCGCGGCGATGCGCTTGAGCGGCTCCCGCCGGTCGGCGATGTAGTGGGTGATGGCGGAGACGCTCAAGCCGGTCAGGTAGCCGAGCGTGCTGGGCGGGGTGAGGTCCAGCACCAGGCCCGCCAGGCAGAGCATGAGCCCCTGGGTGAGTACGTAGCTGAACACGTGGCGCAGGCAGTGCAGCCGGCCGGTCCAGCCGGGCTCCCCTTTGTGGCGCGCGTCAGTGTCCGACTGGACCCAGTAGTCCCCCACGTGGTGGGCCACGTAGAGCGTGATGGCGATGGCGGCGAAGTCTGCGGTAGCTGTCATACCTCTACTATGGCAGAGGAAAGGCGCCATGTCTGTCAGGTAGCCGACCCTTGTGCCGCTTCGCATAGGTCTGCTATAGTATGGGTACAAGCAAGCGAGAGCTACAGAGGAGATCGAGATGGCGAAGTACAAGGTGGAGCAGGTCAACGGCAACGACGGGCGTACCGCCCGGCGCGCGGTCACGGTCAACGAGGACCGGGTGGAGGCGGCCCGCGCCTGGATCAACAACCGCACCGCGAAGGTGCCCGCCGAGTCCAGCGACTGGCCGCGGGTCACCAAGGCCTGATCAGTGAGAGGGGGCCGGCATGGCGGTGCCGGCCCCCTCTCGATCATTGCAGATCTTCCGGTGCCACACCCTCCACCCGGTACGTGGTGGTGGTGTTCATCTCTCCCGACACCTGCAAACGGGTGGGCAGCTGCCCCATCTCCTCCGCCGCTTGTTTCGCCACCTGCGCAGCCAGGCGACCATCGATCTCCATGATCGTCTCAACAGTGCCGGTGGCCGGATCGACATCGCGCACCACCTTGCCGGCCGGCGTCACCTTGGGCGTGGGCTTCAGCGCCTGCTGCGCGATCTCCTCGTACATGGCCAGGCGGTTGACCTTCTTGGCGATCCAGAGGCCGGCGAACTCGTCCGCCAGGTTGGCACGGATCTCGGCGATCTCGGTGGCGTAGCGCTGGGCGAACTCGCTCACGGACTGCTGCGTCACGCCGAACTGCGCACCGATCTGGCTCTGGCTCAGCTCACCGAGGGCCAGCAGGCGCATCACTTGCAAACGTTTCAACCCGCCGAGCTTGCCGCGGTCGCGCCTCGTTGCACCCGTCATGTTTCGTCCACAGGAAAGCTCACCGTTTTGCCCGAGTTGTCCACAGGGTTGTCCACAGCTGACGAGTAACCCCGCTCGGCGGCTTCCGCATGGGTCAGCACCCACCGATCGCACACCGACCCATCATCAGCGTGCCGGATGTACCCGACGGAAAGATTGAACTTCACCGATCGACCATGATCGCACCATCCATCGCCAAGAGCATGCACCACGGAAAGCTTGGTGACCTTCAGTTCAGGCTCACTCACCGGACGGCCCCCTTGAACGCTTCCAACGTGCCGTACCGGTGGAAGAACTGGTTGGTACTCCATGCCCACAAGGACGACCACACACCGTCCGTTCGGACGGCCACCGCCCGCTGAGTGCCGCGCTGCATCCGTACCGCCCATTTCACCTTGGGGCTGGCGCTCGGCCGGCCGTGCGTGGCGTGCGGCTCCCAACCCTCGCTCATGGTGAGCCTGGTGGTCCACCCATGGCTCAGGGCGTACATCTCCAGATCGGTCACCGGGCGCGGCACGTCCAGGGTGAGTACCGGCATGTCACTGTGCCGCAGCGGGGCGGGGAAGGGCTCCACCGGGGTGGTGGTGCGCCCGGTGGCGATCTCCCACTCGAAGCGCATGGGGTAACACACCAATGGGGCGTTCACGATTGATCACCATGCGGTCCGCAACCGAGATCCACACCCCAGGCCTCGATAAGCCAGGCGCGGCCTACCTGGCGACGCTCGGCATCCCAGGTGCTCATCTCGCCAAATCCTTGATCGACATACGCACCGTACAGCTCGTCAAGGCGGCCGGCATCCAACAGATCCTTAAGTGCCGAGCATGGGCCACAGCAGTACGGACAACAGCCTCGCGGATCCCCGTTGGCCCACTGATTCCAAAGGATGTCCACATGTCCAGCCACAAGATACGCAACCGTAGACAGGGGGAGCGTTACCTGCGCGTTCACGTGGCCCATCCGGTGGGGTCCAGTTCCGGCGCAGCGGCAAGGCGGGGAAGTACCTCCTGTGCGGGCGGCCATTCCAGGTACGCCACCGCGCGCTTCAGCGCGTCATAGGAGTACCGGGCGATCAGCCGATTACACGTGTTCGCCGAGAGTGAGCCCGTGCACAGCAGTCCCCGCACGGCGGCCTCCCCGCGCATGAGGTGGTTGTGGTCCACCCCCAGCCGCCGACTGCCCCTGCCCTTGGGGTCGTCCGGGTGGATGCCCTTCGCCGTCTGGCAGATGTAGCACCGCCCCAGTTGCGCAAGGTACAGCGCCCGGTACTGGGCGGGGGTGATGCCGTAGGTCTGCCAGATC